ATGTATTGGCTGCTGGTCAAGAGGGATTAGAGTCTGCTGGTAGCAATCAACCAGTAGGTAACTCTGCAAGACGTACACTTACAAGACAACTATTATCTCGTGTACCTCTCTTTGGTGGTAACAGAAAATTCAGAGAAGGTGGTACTGATGTATTAGCAGGCACACCTAAAGATACTAAAGTAAATAACTGGGGTGCATCAGGATGGCAATCTGGATGGAAAGGTACTACTTGGAATTAAGTTCAGGAGGCTTTGGAGGTTTAAACATTTGATCCTCTATCTTCTTCTTTTCTTCACGTAAGTCTTTTCTAATTTTTTTAAGTACGCTTTTCTTTTCTCTATCTGCTATAGCCTTATCAAGATAATCAATCTTTTCTTTGTTTTCCATTATTTTCCATTCAGCATCCTCAATCTTTTCTTGAGTCCATCTATTTTTTTCCATTTCATCTAACTGTTTTTTTGTGTAACCATCATGAGTCGACATTCATCACCTCCGCAGTACATGCAGCATAGCCAGCTATATCTATCCAAGAATCTATGTGACGTGGATCTTCTTGTAATCTTGACATTTTCATCCACACCATCATCATTCCATATTGATCAGGTGTAATCTCATGACCTAAGATTAGTTCCCATCCTTTTATTATTCTTTTAAAATTTATTTTTGGATCACCATATCTAAGGTTGCGATCACCTTGTATTATATCCTTGGCTTTATCTAATACGTCTTCTTTTTTAATTTTAAATTTAGTTGTTGTTGTCATGTTGCTGCTCCATATTGTAATTTTAAAACAAAATCTTCTACCTCTGTTTCTATGTCAGATATCTTTTTCTTGAGATCAACTATCTCTTTTTCTAAATGTCTTTTCTTATCCATAGCTTTATTTTTTTGATCGATTGTATCTTTATTAAACATGTCATCATTTTGATTTAAGATACTAAGTCTTTCTTCAATACTCCTATGTTCTACATTTTTTAAATTTATTTCTCTTTCGATAGTGTTACGTTGCAATCGTAACGACTTAATTTTTTCTATTGTCATTTGTCTCCTTCATATTGATTTACTAAGAGATTAAATTGAGTTTTTAGTTCCTCAAGTTTACTTGCTCTCTCTTCATTATTGATTACTTTTTGTACATCTCTTGTCTTTTTTGATATCTCTCGTAATCTTTTTACATCTGCTATTGAACACTGCTTAAGAAAAGATTGGGGAGGAACACCAAAGGGACCCCATGAACTACTCATAAGATCCCCCTGCTGCACTATAAGGATGGTAAAGTGAATATTCGTCACAGAGTTTTACAGCATCAATGTCATGTAACGTGCAATGCCAAGACTTGTCTCCTTTATCTATAGGCTTTGCATGTTGACAGTTGTGACAAGCTGGAGAAGGATTAACTCCTTCCCAACATGTGCTTTTTTTAAAGCACATTTTACAACTAAAGTAAGCTGGATCAGAAGATATTTTCCTTCCTTTACCCTCTAACACTTCACTTATTCTTCGTTGTAAATCCGCATACTCAAACTCATCAAAGGTTACAATCTCTGATAAATATTCGCTTGAGTTTTTATTGTATGATACGAGGCATGCTTTGTGTATGCCACTTAAACCCATTAGTAATTGCATCTGTGCAAAGTATTTGTAGTCAGATACTTTTACTCCTACTTTTTTACACTTCTTCCATCTTGCATCATTCATGCTTTTGATTTCAAGAACGTATTCTTCTCTATCTATAACAATGATACCATCACTGTTACCTACAACATGATCACCATACATACTGTATCTATGTTGTTTGCCTGTAGTCTCATCTACTTCTTTGACTTCATAGCCTGCTAGTTTTAAATCTTTTACAACCTCATCTTCTATTCTGTTACCATCTCTAAATATTCTTTTTACTTTTGGTGTTATCTCTGCTTCTGGAAAACCACGTAGACAAAAAGAAAGATATGCATTGCAAGGATGACCAACTCCAGATGCTCCTATGTATTGTCTAGTTTTTTCTCTTTCTAAATTATTAAATGCTTTGTCTATTATCTCTTCAACAGTTTGTGTTTCAGTAGACAGAAAATCATTTATGTTCATTTGTAATCCTTGTATCTTCTACCAGCATAAATGATTTCTTCTTGTTCCTTGGATACAAGTCTAGTTTTGTAACCTCTCTCATGATTAGCCATAAAAGAATTATTATTAATCTCTCTTGCTTTCTTCTTCGCTGATATCAACAGTGATCGGTGATCCCTCTCCCTGTTTGTCTTCTTCGTCATCTTTTGCTACCTCATAAATTCCTGATGCAATTTCTTCTAATTCCTTGCGTGATAGATTATTCATATCTTTCGACTGTACGTCTACCTGTGCAAAGCTTAGTGATACATCTGGAATGACTTTGTTTAATAATGCAGTGAAAACCCTTGCTTGTGTAGGGTTCCACTCTCTAGTTCCATTCAACACTTCTTGTGCCATCGTTAAATTCTTACTAAGTTTTTCTGATATCTTACCCCTCAACACTGCTACCTGTTGAGGAGTAAGAGAGGGAGTATTTTTTTTAGACACTAAAACGGAATCTCTGCACTCTTAGATGAGGAGGATTCATCTATCATGCCGTTAGTTGCAGGGTAATATGCTCCAAATCTTTTTACCCTACTACCTTCACGTTTCATACCAGTTGAGTCTGTGTACTCATCTTTCTCAACATGAACACCTACCCTCAATCCAACTAATGAAGATATGTCATTCGGGCGGTCAGGGGTTGGATGACCACCATGCGTTAACAAAGCTTTGAGTTTTTCTCTCCCCCATTTTTGAGCATTCGTCTTATTATTTTTTTCCTCAATGCTCAAACTCTCACCTGCTGGTACATGCACATTGATAAAGTCTCTGATAGATGAACCAGTCTCTTCATCTTTCATCTCAATAACAACTTGCTTGCCACCAGTACGGGTATCCTTAACTTCAGCAGAAGTAATCTTACAATTATAATCTCCTGCTTTTAAAATTGATCCACCAGAAGATTCCTTCTGTGCATCTACGCCATCTAATGATAGCTCTCTAAATGAAAATGACATTATGCAGCCTCCTTCTTATTTGGTTTTGTCATTAATTTAAAAATCTCAGTGATATCTGCAGTACGCATCACTGCTTCTATCTTTCTGTTTGGGTCACGAACTTTACCTTTCCATCCTCTGACCTCATCACAGACAAGAAACCTTTCAACTTTTGGATCTGTACGATCACCATCAGTTACACGTACACCACACAATACATTGTCAAATATTGCAGGTAGTTGTTTCTGAATAGATTGACCTTTGATCATAGCCCAATAGTCTGTCTCTCCATTGTCGTTTGTTTCTTCTTTTGCTAAAGCTGTAACAACAACATTGTATGGTAAGTCTCTTATCCATTTAACACTACCCAACATAAGTCTTTGATTATCGCCCCACATAGCTAGTTTGTTTCTGCTATCACGATACTCAACTTCTAAATGTTGTATAAGTCTGTCAGATAATTCTGTTAAACTATCCAACATGATCCACTTATATCCAGCGTTCCTAAATTCATCTGAGTCCATAATTTTACAGATACCTCTGAAGGAATAGATATTTTTCTTTGGATCATTCTCACCATCCCAAGATGTGAATGGTAAGTAATCTATGTCTGCATTCATAACAGAACGCAAACCACTCTCTCCACTTATGATAAAACCTTTACCATAATAATTTTTCATGTTTACTGCTTGGGTAGTTTTACCCCAACCATGATGTCCATATAACAAAGTCTTTTGAACACCTGAATTTTCTACTGCTGATGTACTCATTGGTTTAAACGTCATTCAAACTCCTTACCTCTATAGAAGGCTTTCTATGTTTAATTGTTAAAGCATCCCTCAGATCATTCTGCTCTTGAGTAGTAAGGTTTTTGAAATGCTTTTTGTGTATGCTTAAATTTTCTTGAACAAAGTGAGGCAGCACACTACCCTTATACAAAGACTTCAACTTGACGTTATCCCACGTCCAGTTTTCTGTTCTCTTCAAAGTAACCTCAAACTTATTTGTTTTTTTTACGTGCGTACCAGATGTACTAGGTAGCACCTTTGCTATTTCATCTCTTACAGTATCTTTTTTAAATGTAAGTTTCTCAATTTGTGCATTGATGTTTTCATA